AATTTCGTTCTTCTGCCAACCAATATCTGGTGGAGAGCGTTAAGAAAGCTGGATATGAACCCTACAACGTATCATCATCACGTAGGGATGCAGGAAAAGGTAATCGCTACTTTTACTGCTCAAAGGATTTTGGGATGCAGTTTAAATCTGACCCGATTTCAGAAAATTCTGCGTTAGTATTTACTGACGTTGATTACTATGCTGATATGCCTAGGTGGCTAAACCTCTGGAAACCAATCTGTATGTACTCTTTAGTACCAAATTGCCTAAATTATTCAAATGGCGAATACGGATTTCAATTTCATGGTGATACTATCCAATACCATGTTTCCGGGGGCGGACGCTACCAACATCAATTATGGGATTACAAGGGTGACACAGTTACCGCTATAGACCTTGACGGTAACCTACTTGTCTTTGATATTGAACAGCGAATGATTAAGGGAGACGAACAGCATCGCTTGATCTGGTTGATTCCGAAAGCTAAAATCACTGACCCGATATGGATCACTGTCTGGTTTGACTGGGCAGAGAACCTATTAACGCGTAAGAAGATTGCTAATGGAACCTTCAAGACCATTTGGGAACCAATATCTGACAATTTGTCCATCGGCGAAGAGGGCTCAAACTATTCCGTGAACATTAACGGGAATTTGTATGAGGCAATACGCACTCGACTGCGATTTAAGGACAGCGCACCTTTCGTGTCTGATGTAGAAAGAATGTTGAAGGAGGCAAAACATCCTAACCATATTAAAGATGCACCAATATTATTCAAGTGCTTCAATGACGATATCATCATACGTCCAAACATGGTTAAGACTGGGATGTTTCCTGTCACATACCAAGCCATCCCAAAACAATTAGGCTTAACTACAGAAGACGCCAAGATGCCAGGCCAGGTTGTAACAACACCATTAACATCACAACCTGCCCTATTTGCGACGAAGGGGTACAATGCAGACCTAGCCTGCATTGAAGGTAGGATAGACGCTGTTAAGAACGTGAAGCGCTTCCCACCAAAATATCGCAAATACGCAGACGAATTCGTTCAACGGCTGATACCACAACATCTGGTAGGAACGGGTGTACCATTATCGATCGGTGAAGTAAGAGAATCCCAAGATAAGAAAGCTCAGCGGGGACGCTTTGATCAAGTTGCCCCAATGATGTCTACACATACAGACAATAAAATCAAGGCTTTCATTAAAACGGAGACTTATGGCTCGGCAAAGCCACCTCGTAACATCTCTACGATGTCTCCAGAAATTACCATCCAATCATCAGCGTTTAGTTTACCAATGGCTACAGTACTAAAACAACATCACTGGTACTGTCCAGGTAAGCCTCCACGTCGTATTGTCGAACGCTTGGAGGAAGTCATACTCATGGAGCCTGAAGAGGATCTAGAGGAGGGCGACTACACGTGTTTGGATGGGACGCAGAGTCCGGATTATTCAAATCTCCTTTTGTTACCATCATACATGCGCTACTACGCACCTGAACATCGTGCTGAGTTCAGACGCCTGTATAAGGAGATATACAAGAATAAGGCAACCACATCAACTGGAGTTGCTTACAAACCCCGGATGACTGTACGTAGCGGTAGTTCCATCACAACACAGGCTGGAACTATTGACAATGCATTCAATGTGTATTGTGCACTACGAAACATGGGATATTCTGAAGAAGAAGCATGGGCGCTTATCGGAGCAATTTTCGGCGACGATAGCGTTAATGCTAATCACCGAGGGGTATTTAGAGAATTTATTGAGCAAGTTGCTAAAGATCTAGGTATGCTCTATAAATCAAACTTGAGAGTTAGAGGAGAACCTCTCTTGTTCCTGGGTCGTTACTTCGTTGACCCCACATCCACTTATGATTCATTTGCTGATCCTATGCGCACCATAGGTAAGCTGCACGTTAGCTCAAACAAAACCGTCACTCCAGAGCAAGCAGCAGCGAACAAGGCACATGGATATCATACGACCGATGCAGTAACACCAATAATAGGAACATGGGCTTCTAAAGTGCTGGAATTGACCAAACTCAAGTTCAAGAACGGAACCGGCGAAGAACAGTACAAGTGCAGCAACGCTTGGCCACAACGAGATCACGTAGCAATACGAGAAGCCATGGCCAAAGTGCTTGGAATAACTGTCGCAGAGTTGATGCTTAAAGATCAGGCTGTTAAGGCTGTCACAGGTCTTGACCAATTTCCTGTAATCTTTGATACCACCTATGAGCATAAACAATGTGCAGTGGTTGACGGAGATTTAGTTGGTACGGACCTTCATCAAATTGAAAACCAACAACCCAACAACAATGAACGACA